ATTTACTCCTTACAGGCCAACAACGTTGGTATATGAATGCCAACCGGGGTTCCACTTGACGAGTACGTCAGTGTACGCATCGCCGACCACAGAGAAACCAACCATGTTGGGGAAACCAACGATACGGAATGGAGCTGTAGTAGTCTTAGTGGTAGCGCTCAAAGCGACGTTGCTGTTACCAGTGGTGGTAGAGCCAGTGCTTGTAGATTGAGCGTTAGCCAAAGTGGCGTTTGCACCCAATGCGGCGATAGTCAAAGAACCATCGGCTTGGGCTTGGAACACGGTGTTGGGATCATCCACAACGTATGCCACGGCGTTCAGCGAGTTAGCTGGGTAGTACTGTGAGAACACAGTTTGGCCTTGAGCGTTGACATATGAACAGCCCACGAACACGCCCACTGCGCCAGTCAGGGTAGTACCTGCTGGGAAAGCATTGGTAGTGCCGTCGGAACCGTCAGCGGTAACGAGCTGCAAGTAGCCAGTTGTTGCAACATACACCAACGAGCCGTTGAAGATGTTGGTGCCGTAGCCGGAGGGGGCCAAGGCGAATGATCGAGTGCTACCAGCATATGGTAGACCCCCGATCTCGTTTACGGGTTTGAAGCCGTAGGGAGAAGCGGTAGATGCCATTTAAGGACTCCTTGTTTACTTAGAACCAGAACCAAAACCACCGCCGCGACTGGTAGTGGACTTGCGTTCACTAAACAGCGGCATGCGGGAATCATTGTTTCGCATGAAGTGGTTGTCCACTGAATCCATCTGGTTCTGCGCCTGAGCACTGTAATACTCGTCACGGGCTCGGGCTTGTTCTTCGGACATCTTGCAGAGCATGAGTCCGCCGATCTCGACGTTGCCTGTTGCGTTATTACCGAACAGTTGCAGTTCCGGATGGTCCACTGCCTTCACCGGTTCCCAGCCTTCGCGCATCTTACGAGACACGTTGGTTGGGTCGGCCTGTCCTAGAACATGAGTCGCAATCCAGCGAAACACAATCCCGGGTTCAGGAGTTGGGTCGGGCAATGATGTTGGCGGTACGTATACCGCACGAGCAGTTTTTTCGCGTGAGACGAGGTCACGGGGGGTACGGTTTTGAGTCATATTAATTCTCCAGTTTTGCTACTTGTTCAGCATATTGCTTATCGGTTAATCCCAGTCGTGCGGCCAACGCTTGTTGCGTCTTTGTCAACTGGACTTTTCGCACTCCAGTCGAACGTGTCGAAGGAGCGACCACAGAAGCAGGTCGTCTGGAAGAATCACCGGACCTTGACTTGTCTTCAGAACCTCCGAAAACTTCGGGGAACTTTGACTTCACGCGAGCGTCAATCTGCTCGAAATAACTATCACTGCGAGGATCCACCCCGGAATTGACTAGCTTTTGGTGCAGCCCTAGTGCGTAGCTGGTAACTTCTTCGAACCCGCTGCTTCCGAACCACTGGTTTTTGGCTTGCCAGCGCAAGGTTTTTTCGTCCGGTTGCACGCGTTCAGGTTCGCGTTGTGCAGTTTGTACATCATTTTCTTCAACTTGTAAAGCAGTTGGGCGAAAATTTTTCGCTTCTTGTCTTTTCAGTTGAGCTTCAAACAACGCTTCTTGGGCAGACACGATGGCATCGGTGTCAAACGACTCCTGTGCTTCCTTGAGCTGACGCTTGGCTTTCTCGACTTCTGCTTCCGCAGCCGACTTGGCCATAGTGGCGTACTGCTCGGTGCCTGTACTGACGTGCTGCTTGAGGCGCTTGTTCTCTTCGATCAGTTGCTGTGCAAGACGCTCCAGCTCCTGCTTTTCGCGCAGAGTAGCTTCCTTGGCTCGACGTTCGTCGTGACGTGCATGGGTCAACTCCTTGATACGCTTTTGCGCACCTTGGGTGTATGACTCAATTTCGTCATCGGTGGGGTCTTCGACCTCACGATCTAGGGGGCGACGGCCACGATCCTTTTCAGGGGTGTCGTCAACAATCTCGACCTCGACATCATCGTCGGTCTCGACTTCTACTTTTATTTCGTTCTTGTCTTCCTCGATTTCGTCGGGGAATTTGAACTCGTCTCTGGGACCAGCCATGTTTACTCCTTATGCACGCGTTAAGCCGCGAGGGTCTTGCACAACACACTCCACCTGATCGTCATTAATCACGCGGAATTCTTTACCGAAGATCTTGAACCGTGTTCCTGTGTAGGTACGGACAAGCACAAAGTCGCCTTCCTTGGCCCAAGGACCGGTAGGGAAACGTTCGGTGTCTTTGTAAGCATCTGGACCTGCACGCAGCACGAACAACACAGTTGTGGCGTGTTCTTCTTGGCGCAGAGTCGCAGTATCTCGAACAAGGTCGAGGGATGTGCCAGCGATCTTTTCATCGACTTCTGGAACAACGCAGAGCAGTTTGTGGCCAACTGGGGTCGGCAACGCAGTTGCTTTTGTTTCGTCATTAGCATCGTCCGCAGGGGAATCCACGGGTTGGATGTGAGGCGGCAAGCTAATGCCGGGAGGCAGGATGATTTCACTCATTTGCTTTTTCGACTTTCTCAGCAAGGTCAAGGATGTAACGCTCTGCAAGGGCTAGGCCTTGAATTACCCCGCAGAGTTTTTGGTATTCCTCAAAGGATTTGCATGCTCCGCCGGCGCAGTCGTCGGCGTAGTTGTTCATGTCCTCACGTATTTTGTCGCGCAATACGCGTGCGAATTCTTGGATCATTTGTTAGGCTTCTCCTCCGGTTTGGGTTGGTTGCGCATCATGTCGACACGGGCTTTTGCTTGGGCACGCTGGTGCTTCAAGTTCTGGGCATGCACTTGCTCTTTGTGAGTCAAGGCTTGGTTGTGCTGTTGCGCGGCCATCATGGCGCGAGATTGTTCGGCGGCGAGTTGCTGTTGAGTGCGTTGCTGGTCCGCGGCCAGTTCGTGTTGTGCGCGGATTGCCTCTAAGCGTGGGTCGCTACCTTGGGTCTGCTGGCGCAACTGATCGGCCTTGTGTGCCGCATCGACTGCGAGTTTCTTTTCTTCCAACTTGAGCTTGTCGGCCTGAGCGGCAGCGTCGATCTGGAGCTTCTTCTCCTTGATCTGCACTTCCATCGCCTTGAGCTGCATCTCTTGCTGCTGCAACTGGACCAGTGGGTCCTGTGCCTGTTGTTGTGCTTGCTGCTGGGCAGCCTGCGCTTGGTTCTGCTGCAACACCTGCTGGGCGGCCTGAGCCATCATGCCCGAGAGCGCCAGCTCGATCTGTGGCGGCAACTTCTCGTCTTCGGGTGGCAGGGGCATACCCAACTGCTGCTCGATCTTTTGACGGTAGGCGAAGCCAACGTGCTCGGCGATGTGGGCCATCATGGCACCTTGGATCTGCTGGGCCTTGGGGTTCTGACCAATCAACTGACCAATCAGCGGGTCCTGCACCGCAGCCATGTGCACCTTGATATGCGCCTCGTGGTCTTGGAACAGGAACGCCTTCATGGGCTCGCACTTCAAGCAGTCCATGTTCTCGGACACGGGGTCCTTCGGCTTCATGTCCTCTTCCAGCGGCACAAGCTTGTCCGCGTTCTTGATGCCCAGCACCTCCAACATGTTGCGATGCAACTGTGGCAAGTCGTAGATCTCTGGAGCCATCTGGGCCATCTGGATGACCGCTTGGTACTGCACCACACGTTGGGACATGGTGGCGGCATTGGGGTCTGACACGGGGATGATGTCCACATGGGAGTAGTCCTCGGCCTTGGCTTTGGGAGTGCCGCGCTCTGGCTCGTAGTCGTAGTCTTCGTCGGTGTAGTCCTTGATGATGGCCGCGAGCAACTGGAGTTCTTGCTTGAACGAGTAGTGCATACGCGCTTGGACAGCGCTCATCACCTTCAACTGGCGCTCGAGCAGGGCCAGTGTCGTGCCCACAGGGGCTTGGGCCGACATGTCGGAGACCTTCATATCTGCCGTGGCGGCGAAGCGACGGCCTTCCTCGACGATCTTGTCCATCAGCCCGGCCAGAACCGCGCTTGGCTCCTTGTATGGCAGCGGCAGGATGTTGTCGCGCATCGCGCCAGAGCCGATGTCTACATCGCGCCATTCGCCCGGGGCGATCGGAGTGTCATCACCTTTGATGCGAAGTCCCCGTGACTTGAGACCGCCGGGCAGGTTAGACAGCGTTCCAGCGTCCACCAACTGACGCATGATGCTGGTCGCCGATTTGGCGTAGCCTCCGATGAGATGGAACAGACCGAAGCCGTAAGCACCGAAACCCGGTATGTATTGGTAGTGGACGAAGTGTTGGCGCTTGAGCTTGAGTGCATCGTCTTCCTTCCAGTTACGACGGATGGCCAAAATGTCGTTCGTGCCTTTGAGCATGGTCACCACGTAGGGCAACGCGATGCCTACGGGCTCGTCGTCCTCATCACACTCGCAGTGCTCGTCTTCCTTCAACACCAAGTCAACGTGGATCTCGTACAGCGTGTAGCGGTCGTCATCGTTGGCCGTGAAGCCCGTTTCCTTGTCCTTGGCCTTCTGGATGTCGGTCTGCTCTTTGTTGGGATCTGGCAGGTCAATGTCGCGGTAGAAGCCAGCTTGCTGGAGCTTGATGATCTCGTTCTCAGTCTTGCGCATGACGTGGGTCAGGCGGTAGCAAGTGTCCAGATCTGTCGTGCCGTAAGGCAGGATCACGTCTTCCGCGGGGATGAACATCGAGACTTGGCGGCCAAAGTTGGGGTCGTAGTACACCTTCTTGAACGCGGAGCCGGTGGCAGGCAGCGACCACAGCATGCGCTCATGCTCGGGACGGAACTCCTTCATGACTTCTGTCAACTCGTAGTTCATATCGTCTTCGACGCGAACGGCGGCTTCTTGCTTCTGAGGCGTCTCTTTGCCAATGATCTTTGTACGCACTGGGCCTTGAGCCGGGAACGTCTCCGTGATGGACTCCGACTGGAAGCGCACCACAGCCTCGGTAATCATGGG